AACTCTAGTCGATTTGGCACTACCGAAACTGAATATGCTATAAATGCTGATCATGTTATACATCTCAGTTTGTCTGAGGGGTTAGACAACAACTTTCCTTTTGGTAACAGCTTACTAGAAAACATTTTTAAAGTCTACAAGCAAAAAGAATTGCTTGAAGATGCTATTCTAATCTATCGTATACAACGTGCTCCAGAGCGCAGAGTATTCCATATTGACGTAGGCAACATGCCTAGTCATATGGCTATGGCCTTTGTTGAAAGGGTAAAAAATGAAATCCATCAACGTCGTATTCCAAGCCAAACAGGCGGCGGACAAAATGTTATTGATAGTGCGTACAATCCGCTGTCAATTAACGAAGATTATTTTTTCCCACAGACCGCAGAGGGACGAGGATCCAAAGTTGAGACCTTGCCTGGAGGGACAAATCTTGGTGAAATTGACGATTTAAAGTATTTTACTAACAAGTTATTCCGCGGTTTACGTATCCCATCAAGCTATCTGCCAACAGGTGCAGATGATAGCCAAGCATCATATAATGACGGTCGCGTTGGCACAGCATATATTCAAGAATTACGATTTAACAAGTATTGCGAAAGACTACAATCGTTACTAACATCAGTTTTTGACGAAGAATTTAAGATGTACATGTATACACGTGGTGTAAACATTGATGCTAGTCTATTTGAAATTAAGTTTAATCCTCCACTTAATTTTGCTAGTTCACGTCAAGCAGCACTGGATACTGAACGTATTAATACATTTAATACAATACAAGCAATACCGTTTGTATCTAAACGATTTGCTATGAAACGTTTCTTAGGGTTAAGTGACGAGGAAGTTGCAGAAAACGAACGCATGTGGGGCGAAGAAAACGGTAAAGGCCAACCAACTAATACCGATGCCGCTGGCGAACTACGATCAGCAGGATTAAGTGCAGCCGGAATTGAAGGTGACTTAGGTGCCGCAGCCGATACAAGTCCACCTGAAGATATGGAAGGTCTTGAAGAACCATCAGCTGAAACTCCGCAAGTGGCCGCTGCACCAACTGCAGCCCCAATGGCATAAATATTATATCATGATTCTAAGAGAACTTTTTTACATTGATCCTGACACACGACGTTTAAGTAACGATCTTCGCTATGAAGCAGATCGTGATCAAACTACTATACATCGTTCAGATACTAGAAAAACACGACTAACTCTTAGACAAATTAATCAGTTGCGAAAAGGCAGCGAAGCACATATTTTAGAACAAGAAAAAGAATTAGAATTTATTAATGGAATGTACGCTGCACCACCGGCGGCACCGGCATAAATACCACATGATTTCTAAAAACTGGCCGTTTTTAGGCCATTATGTAGCCTAATTTTACAATTATCTGTAAATATAATACAGCCTTGTATAACCATCACAGGAGAATTTTAACATGACTGACCGTTCACAATTTGAAGCCATGCTTGAGGCCTTGATCAACGAAGATCAAGAAACAGCAAAAGAAATTTTTCACAACATCGTAGTAGCAAAATCACGCGAAATCTACGAAGAATTACTAGCAGAAGACTTTAGTTTAGAAGAAGAATCTAAAGATAAAGATAACGAAAAGCCTGACGACGAAGATAATATGGAAGAAGCTTCGGCAGACGATGCAGAAGGCGAAGAGGAAGAAGAAGGCGAAGAGGAAGAAGGCGAAACTGATGCTGATGCAGACGACATGGGCGGTGACGCAACTGATGATTTCGTTGGCGATATTGATGCTGATGACACAGCTTCTGATGATGCAGGCAACGGAGAAATTGAAGATCGCGTTTTAGATTTAGAAGATTCTCTAGAAGAACTAAAAGCAGAATTTGAGCAATTAATGGCAGGCGATGACAATCCAGAAGGCGAAGAGCCTGGAATGGATATGATGGAGCCTGGAATGGATGACGGCGCTGGCGAAATGGACGCTATGGGCGGAGAACAAGACGAACTAGCTAAGTTTATGGAATATGTTGATAAAGTAGCATTACCAAAACACGGCGACAACGGCACAAACGCAAAAAGTCCAGTAGCTGGAAAAAACAATATGGGCGGCACATCCGCAAATATTGCTAAAGGCGGCGAAAGCGCAACTGGTGGAACAAAGGGCGGCTTATTAAACCCAAGTCCAAAAGTTGATGACGCAGGTAATATGAACAAGCCAGGTGCTAATGCTGGTAAAACAGCCTTTAAGAAGAAAGAGTCTGGAAAAAGTGGCGACAACGGTCAAAACACTAAGTCGATCGTTGGCGGCAAATAATTAGGAAGACGTAAAATATGTCTTTATACCTCCGAGAAAATCTCAGTTTCGACCAAGCTAAAATCATAGTCGAATCTGATGACAAAGATGGGAAAAACTTGTATATGTCTGGGATTTGTATCCAAGGCGGTATACGCAACGCTAATCAGCGTGTTTATCCTGTGCAAGAGATTGGCAAGGCTGTCAAAACCCTTAACGATCAGATTCAGAATGGTTATAGCGTACTCGGAGAAGTAGATCATCCCGATGATCTAAAAATTAATTTGGACCGAGTGTCACATATGATTATTAATATGTGGATGGATGGTCCAAATGGATACGGTAAACTTAAAGTTTTACCTACACCAATGGGACAACTAATTCGCACCATGTTAGAAAGTGGTGTGAAATTAGGAGTATCAAGTCGCGGATCCGGAAACGTCAGAGATGACGGTTCCGGTGAAGTATCGGATTTTGAGATTATCACAGTAGATATGGTAGCTCAACCTAGTGCCCCAGGAGCATATCCTACACCAATCTATGAACACCTGATGAATAATCGTGGTGGTCTTAGCGCCTTACGCATAGCGCAAGAGGTCAAGGGAGATCCTAAAGCACAGAAATATCTCAAAGAGAGCTTATTAGGTATAATAAGCAGACTCCAATAATAGGGAGAATCACATGTTGGATGCACTAAAAACTTTATTTGAAAACAATGTGATTTCTGAGGAGATCAAAGAGTCAATTGAGATGGCTTTCGAGAGTCGTGTAAACGAAGCTCGTGAACAAGCTGCTCAACAACTACGCGAAGAGTTTGCACAAAAATATGAACACGACAAGGAAATGATGGTTGAAGCTGTTGACCGTATGGTTACAGAACATCTATCAAAAGAAGTTGCCGAGTTTGTTGATGATCGCAAACAACTTTCTGAAATGAAAGCCAAATATGCTTTAAGAATGAGGCAAGATAGCAATGTAATGAAGGAATTTGTTACACGCCAGCTAGCTTCAGAAGTTAAAGAACTACACGAAGATCAGGTAGTAATGGCTAATAAATTTGGTAAGTTGGAACAATTTGTTGTAGAAGCTCTAGCTCAAGAAATTACAGAATTTTACAAAGACAAGCAAGACCTAGCAGAAACTAAAGTACGTTTAGTTCGCGAAGGTAAAGGACAACTTAAGAAGATTAAGCAACAGTTTGTAGAACGTGCAGCAAAAATGGTCGATAAAGTTGTTAATGAAAGCCTCAGCGCCGAGTTAACAGCTCTTAGAGAAGACATTGATGCAGCTCGTCGTAACGACTTTGGTCGTAAGCTCTTTGAAGCATTTGCTTCTGAGTATCAAGCTAGTTACTTAAACGAAAAATCAGAATCTGCTAAATTACTCAAAGTCATAGACATGAAAGAATTAGCCATTTCAGAAGCTTTTAAACAAGCTGAAGAAGCAAAGGCGGTAGTAGAAAGTAAAAATGCAGAGATTGCGACCCTAAAAGAGTCGCAAGAAAGAAAAGCAATCATGAACGAATTACTTGCTCCATTGAATTCAGAGCAACGTGACATCATGGGTGAATTAATGGAGAGCGTGAAAACGACAAGACTTGTAGAAAGTTTTGACAAGTATCTACCAGCAGTACTTAATGGTACAGCCGGCAAAACTCCGCAGAAGAAACAGGCACTTGTAGAGGCTAAAGAAATTACAGGTAATAAACAAATTACCAACGCAAATCGTAGCGGCGAGGAAGATTCAAATATTATCGATATCCGTCGCCTCGCTGGACTAAAAATTTAAGGAGAAATTAAATGTCTGAACTACTAAACGGCCGTTGGGCAGAGACCAAAGAGGCTCTATTAGAAGGCCTAAACGGTACTAAGCGTAGCGTGATGGGAGTTACTTTAGAGAATACTCGTAGGTACCTTTCAGAATCTGCTACAGCAGGTACTACTTCTGCCGGCAACGTCGCAACTTTAAACCGCGTGATTCTTCCAGTAATCCGTCGTGTTATGCCAACAGTTATCGCTAACGAGTTGGTCGGTGTACAACCAATGACTGGCCCAGTTGGTCAAATCCATACCTTACGTGTACGCTATGCTGACTCAGCAACTGGCGTAACAGCAGGTGAAGAGGCACTAAGCCCATTCAAAATTGCTGAAAACTATTCTGGTAATGATTCTACTGGTAGAGCATCTTCTACAGCTAGCCTAGAAGGCCAAGCTGGTAAGAAAATGAGCATTCAAATCCTCAAGCAAACTGTCGAGGCAAAAACTCGTAAGTTAAGCGCACGTTGGACTTTTGAAGCTGCTCAAGATGCACAAGCTCAGCAAGGTATTGATATCGAAGCTGAAGTTATGGCAGCTCTAGCACAAGAAATTACAGCTGAAATCGACCAAGAGATCCTAGCATCTCTATACGGTTTGGCTGGTACAGCAGTTGAAGCATTTGACCAAAACGCTGTTTCAGGTACAGCTACATTCGTTGGTGACGAACACGCAGCTCTTGCTGTTCAAATCAACCGTGTTGCAAACTTGATCGCTCAGCGTACACGTCGTGGTGCTGGTAACTGGGCTGTTGTAAGCCCATACGCTCTAACAGTTTTACAGAGCGCAACAACATCAGCATTTGCACGTACAACTGAAGGTACATTTGAAGCACCTACAAACACTAAGTTTGTTGGTACATTAAACAATGCTATGAAAGTGTATGTTAATACATATTCAGCCGACACAACCGATGTTCTAATTGGTTACAAAGGTTCAAGCGAGAGTGATGCAGCAGCGTTCTACTGCCCATACATTCCTCTAATGAGCTCTGGTGTTGTATTGGATCCAGCAACATTTGAACCAGTCGTATCATTTATGACACGTTATGGTTATGTTGAGTTGACAAACACAGCTTCATCTCTAGGTAACGCAGCTGACTACCTAGGTCGTGTAAGCCTAAGCAACGTAAGCTTCAAGTAATTCGTTACTTAAAGTAATACAAGTTAAAGGGCACTTAGGTGCCCTTTCTCTTGATCAGCTAAATAATAATGTCTAATATGTGCTTGCCTAAGAGCGAGACTTATGCAGAATCCCTCTGCGTAGACCTAGAACGTCATATTTAAGGAGAAAACAAATGGGACGTCCATTAAACAAAAAATATTTTGCCAACACTAACTATCAAGATTTTGGTACAGCAGGTGTTGGTGGTGAATCTGTAGCCAGTGCAACAGCACCAGCCGGTACATTAGCAGATTTAGAAGTTGGTACATTTACAATTCCAGCGGCTAGTATTACTGCTCCACAAATTACAGGTGGTGCAAAACCAGTACTACAAGTAGTTGTAACTGGAGCAACAACTTATACCGTAACAGTAGTATCAGCAGGTTCTGGATATACATCTGCACCAACTATCACATTTAACGGTTCAATTACAGGCGGCAGTGCCTCAGGTAGTGCTACTCCTGTAGCAACACTAACATCTGGTGCATCAGCTCGTCAGAACGGTATTAAAGCGGAAACACAATATGGTTCAGGCGATTCCGAAATTTTAACCGGCGACATTATCAAACAAGTTAGCACACGTCGTTACAAAGTACAAACAAGCCAAGCTACTAGTATTTTCAAACTAGTTACAACCGAAACTAAAGGTGAAGGCGAAATGAGTATTATGGCTACTGACAGTGATGGAGGCACATATCTTGTTGCTAAATTAACAGCACGTCACGCGGTACTAGTTCCAACAGCTAATACACACGGTGGTTCAAGTAGTGCAGGTAGTCAGTATGTTAGTGGTGCAGTTGCTAAATGGACATTTGGTTCAGCAGTTGCTCCTAGCGGCAGCGACATTGGTACTGTAACTATTCAGAATCAATAATTAAATACGGGGGCTTTGGCCCCCAATTAAGGATTTAGAATGTCTAGAATATTAAAAGTTAGTCAAAGTAACTATCATGTACAAGTGACCCCTAACGGCACTATTACACTTGATACGGGTAATGAAACCGGAACTGTTATAGTTACAGGAAATTTAAATGTTCTTGGCAATACTACCTATATAAATGTAACTGATTTACAAGTAGAAGATAATATTATTTTATTAAACAGGGGCGAAGCTGGTCCTAGCGGTGTTTCAGAAATAACATCAGGTATACAAATACAAAGAAGTGCTGGCAGCGAAAGTACAGAATTCCCAGACGCTCAGTTATTATTTGACGAGTCGGTAACACATTATGATCCAATAGCTGATGATACTGTATTAGGAACATTTGTTTTTAAAACAACAGACGACAAGCTAGTAGGTATACAAGCAGCAAGTCTTGGAACAGCACCGGGATCAGATCTTTCATTTGATTTACAAAATGATACTGATGCAGTCTTAAAACTTGTTAATGCTACAAATTATGAAGATAGACTATTTCCAGTTTCTGATCCAACAGGCAACAACTATCTCACAACAAGAAAATTTGTAACTGATTACGTACTAGCAGATGTTTCTGGAATGGCTGTAGTTGATAAAATTTATACCTCATCAGATTTATTAGATCCTTCTATTGCGTTTAGTATTGTTGAGACTACAAATACTAACATAAAATTTTCTATTAAGACATTAGGAGACAGTCTTCCTTCTTTGCGAGCTAGTATTACTAGCACGGGATTAAACGTTGATAACGTTAACATATATCAAAACACAGTTAGAAATACTTCAGCAGCTGATCTTATACTAACGGCAACTACAAATTATATTGAAATAGATTCAATTTTAAAATTAGACGATCAAACAGCGTTTGAAACATCGGTAGCTGGCCGTACAAAATTATATTCAAGATCAAACTTAACAACCCTTGCTCAAACAGCAGGTAGGACTGGAATATTTTTTAGCAATAACATTGCGTCTGACGAATTAGTAGCTAAGAAGAGAGCATTGTTATGGAGTATATTATTTTAAGGAATAAAAATGGCAATAACAAATGCAACAATAGGAACAACTACCGCAGCAATTTACACTAGTGCAAGCACCAACGGCGATGCAATTACTTCAGTAATAGTTTGCAACACAGCAGAATTTGATCCAGGAAATCCAACAGCAGGTCAAGTAAAATTATTTTTATATGCTGTTCCATCTTCGGGCTCGGCAACAACGCCAGCATCCAACACAATAATTGTTAATGGACTTCCAGTGCCTGCAGGTGAAACAGTTTCTTTTGATCAAGAAAAACTAGTATTAAGTTTGGGAGATATGTTAGTTGCGAAAGGTGACATTGCTAATTTAGTAGCAACAGTTAGTACATTGGCGGTATAAAATGAGATATTTAAGAAAACAAGTTCTTAATAGACGATCACTAAGCGACAGCAGATTAGCCGTAGACATTACTAACGGCGTAGTAATGAACACACCTAATAATATGTTGATGCCTAAAGGAACTACAGATCAACGTCCAATTAGTCCAATAGTAGGTATGATGCGATACAATACTGACACTAACGAAGTTGAAGTGTATGAAGGCGCAAGTGCAAGTTGGAGAAATATTCGATATAAAGAATCTTCAGGCATTGTACAACAAACTTTAGGTTATGGTGATGCTGTAACCACATTCTTTGGACCTTTAAACCCAGCACCACCAACGGTAGTTGCTAATGGTAACACTTGGTCTGGAGCAAATTTAATTGTAATCGTTGAAAACGTTTTACAACTACATACAACAAACTATACAGTGGTTAATAATCCAACAATAACGGGAGTTACTTATTCCGGTGATGTTAGCGCAGATACGCTAGTAGGAGATAGTGTTTTATTTTTTGATACTTCTACAGACCCAATTTATGTGTCTGTTAATATCAGCGGTGCCGCAATTACAGGCACAAATGTACCAGTGGGCGCAGTTGTACAAAATTATACAGTCAACGAAACCAGCCAACTACTAACAGTTACAATGTCGCTACCTGCAGCAACACAAATTGACAGCGGTACAGTTATTAACATTGTAGACAGTACAAATACCGGGTCAGGATATTATTTGCAATTTGGATCGCCAGTACCGTACGGCAAACCAGTGACGGTACTACACGGTTTTGACCAGTAAGGAGTAAGGAATGCCAGCATCAGGCGGTGGCGGCGGTGGCCCAATATTTCCAAGCCCAGAAGAGCTAACAGAATCGCTAGGCAGGATTAGCGGTCCTTTACTTTCGGCTAATCTACTAAGAAATGGCGTAGATCTAGCGTTCCACAACAATTCTGAAACTGATAACCTCTTATACTTAGATGTAACAAGTGGATTTATTGGTATTAATACTGATGCACCTTCTCAAGCGTTAACTATTAACGGTTTTTTTGACACTACAAATTTAATAGTTGACACACAAGCAGAATTAGGAAATATTGTATTCAATACTTACCGAATACAAGATCCTAGCGGACAAATTAATATTGTTCCTAATCAATTGCTAGATCCTAAAGTAGTAACCAACCGCATAGGAACAAGCAATTTAAGATTTAGCGATCAATTAATTGAAAATATAACATCTAACAGTGATATTATAATTCAAGCCAACGGTCTAGGAAGAATAGAATTTACCACAACAAATGTTGATGTACAGGGCAACCTACACGCAACAGGCAACATTACATTTGATGGAGATGTAACTTTTGGTGATGCTAACACAGACAACGTAATAATTAACGCTGATATAGACAGTAATCTAATTCCAGATGTAACTAATCAGTTTAATTTAGGTGCTGTTGATAAACGTTGGAACAATGTTTATATTAAAGATATTGTTTCTACAGAAATAAACTCTCAAGAGTTAATTGTAAACAACATTAACTA